TTAAGCAATTTTCAGTTCTGAATCATCTGCAACTGAAACTGCTTCTTCTATTATTCTTTTTCTTATTTTTGAAAACTTTGTGACTAATGTCTTAATATACATCTTGTCTTTTTTATTAAGTTTCAATTTTTCTGAGTATATGCAATCTCTTATTGTGTCATAACAGGCAATTATTCTGAAAGCTAAAGTAAAAGCTTCTGTTATCTCTTTGCAAGGACTTTTTATGTATTTCCCAAACTGTTTTATTAAATCCCTGTAAAATAAAGCATGAGTTAGTTCAAATACTTTGACTACTTTTTCAGTTTTCAAAGGCTCTTTATCCTCAATATTGAATAATCTCTCTAATGCTTTGTCTGTTCTATTTATTATGTCTGACCATTCCGGGAATCCGTAATCTAACAACATATAATTAATATGATCCACTTTCCCTTTTTCTATTTGTTTTCTTATTTTAAATTCTGTCATAAATACTTTCATAACTGTATGAAGTGCATAATTGAGGATATAATAACTATAATTTTCTTCAACTGTTTCTTCAATTTTTCTTTTATCATCAGCAGACAATTTAATCTTCTTTACTTTCAACTTCCTAGCCATTTTTTTCCTCCAAAAGTTCAGGGTTTTCATAGATGTTTCCAACAACTTCAAAGTAATTATTAGCTGTTATTCTGTAAAGTGGGATTTCATTTCCGTATATATCTTTTATCCCGAAACTTGCTTCAGTTTCAAGGAATTTCACAGGACTTATATGGTTAAGTCTTCTGTCATAAGGGAATTTGTATTTTATAATATCTCCCTCATAAATTTCTTTTCCGTTTTTGTCCTTAATTCCTGTATATTGCATTAAAGCAAATCTTTCTTTTGCTTTGTATTTTTCATGAAACCAAACACCAGTATTTTTGTCCATAAAATACATTATGTTATCGAAAATTTTGAAATTAGTCCACATATTTTTTTCTTTGTCATATACTCTAAATTTTATTTCTCTACTCATCTCTACCTCTCATTTCGTGCCATTCAAGGCTTTTCTTTTTCATGTGTTCAGCATATTCTTTTGCTTCTTTTCCTATTCCGAAATAGTTTCCTACTTTATATCTCTCATTATCTTTTTCTGTTTCTCTTTCATATGCTGTTTTTATTTCGAAAAACTCATCTATATAACAATATATTTCATTATATTTTCCTCGCCATCTTTTCACTATTCCATACTTTTCATTGATAGCTTTCACTTTATCCTCTATCAATGCTTTTTCTTCTTGATTACAAATACTTATATTGTCATCCTGGCTTTTTACATCTCCTCTTAAAAAGAGTTTGTTTGTTAAAAATAAAAAATCTGGAGAACGCAAAGATTCAACATTCAATTCTTCATCTTTAAAATTATTTCTTTTCAATATTTCTTCATTTTGTTTTGTAATTCTCCAAGCCCATTTGTCAAAAACAGGCTGGAACTCTATTTCTAATACTGTTTCTGTTTCTTTTTCCATTTTTTATTCCTCCTCTTTTCCTTCCAACCAGTTTAGAAAATCAAACTGACCTCTCAGATAATGCCATTGTTTCGTATTTACCTCAGCATATTTAATTTTTTTCTCTAATTCATATCTTTTTTCTTCTAATTCTTTTTTTGTTTTCATTTTTATCACTCCGAAATAATTTGAGTTAAGCATATATCCAAGTATTTTTTTTGAAATTTTTCAACATTTTTTCTAAATCTTCTAATTCAAAATCATCAATTTCGTTATCTTCTAGCTTCTCTAAAATTATTTCAAAGTCTTCTTTCAGGTCTTCTATAGTTTTTTCTATTCTTCTTTTTATATCCATATTTGACTTTTCCTCCTTGATTTCAATTAATCCCCCCTGATGTTTTTAAAACTGGTCTTCTGAATTGAACATTCCTTTCAGTTCTTCATCTTCTTCAGTTGTTTCATTATTGTTGTTAACAGTAACTTGAATCTCATCTGTTGTGTCATTTACATTGTTTTCATTATCAACGTATTCGACTTCAATATTATTTTTATCGAATTCCCTTATTACAGCCTGGTCCGCCTTTTGTGCTGTCTGCATTTCTATACTCAGTATCCCAAATTTGCTTAACAATAGCTTTAAAACTGTTTTCTTAGCCATCGTATTGAAGTTTGTTTGCCAGCTTGAACCTTTATAGCTGTATGTTTTACTGAATTTTTTAGCATGAGTTTCTATTTCTTCTTTACTCATTACATTGTACTTTTCAAATCCGTTTATTGTCTGAAAGTAAGCGACATAATGAGTTATTTCATCACTGAGTCTGTTATCTAAATTGTATTTTAATTCATCTGTAATCGGATCGTAGCTTTCAAATTGCCCCTCATACAATTCAGTAACATTAATTCTTTTGTATTGTCCTGTTCTTATTGCCAGCTGAACAAAACCTTTATATCCCATCTGGAACTGTGCTTCATTCTTGCCTTTGTTGTTATAAGGTACTATATATGCAAATCCTAGGTTCGGGTCTATTGGCAAATCCAATGTTGCGGCAATTGCCCCTGCTTTTAAAATACTGTTTGGGTCTGCCTGTTGAAGTTGAGCATTCCCATTTGTTGTGTTCATTAGAGAAGTCAGGAATCCTGCTGCTTTATTTCCCAACATTTCCTTGAATTTATTCTTTGTTCTTTCATCATTTATCATTGATTTTAAAGTTGCCTGCCCTACTGTTCCATTATTATTTTTTTTTGCTAATTTATTTGTATTATCCATTTATCTCACTTCCTTCTTTCTTTTCATATTTTAAATTATGTTTTTTGATTACTGACAATAAATCCTCTGTTGCTTCTTTGCTTAATCCACTAACTTTGATACAGATATATGTCCCTTTTTTATCTGCATTTTCTGTTTTTTTTTCTACTACTTTAGCTTTTGCTACTGCTTCCTGTTTTTCCTGTTCCTTTTTCTTCTCCAGTTCTTCCAAAGCTCTTTGCTTTTCCTCTTCTGCCTTTTTCTTCATATTTTCTTCAGTAGTTTTGATTTCATTTTTCTTTTCTATAAGCTTTTTCATGATACTGTCGTATTCTGCAATCATTAAATACTGTACATCTTCAAAGCTTATTTTATTTTCTATTTCTTCATTTATTGCTATTAATTGAGAAGTAATAAAGTTGTATCTTTTATTCCAGTATTCAAACTGTTCTTTTATTTCCTCCTCAATTTTTTTGAGTGTCATTGTCTTATTTTTCCATTTTTCATTTACTGTAAACCATTGTTCCAGTAACTTATTTTCTGAAAAAATTTGTTCTTTTATTTCTCCAATTTTTTCCAGTTTTTTTTGATATTCTTTTTCTTCGAACTCTTTAATTTGTTCAGAAATATTATTTGACAATGCCTTTGCCTCTTTTTCTGCAATTTTAAGCTTTTCCATAAATTTTTCTATATCCGTATTAGCTTCTTTCTGAATTCTTTTTCTTTCTTCAGAAAGTATTTTTTCTAATTTATTTAATTTAGTTCTTTCTTCTGTTGCAAACTTTATTTCATCTTCCGTTACAATCCAACCTCGATATTTTTCTTTCACTCCTGCCATAAAATTTTCCAGTTCCTCAATATTACTTTCAATTTTTGCTGGCACTATTTTTTTTATTTTGAATTCCACAACTTGCAATTCATTTGTTTCCATATTTCTCCTCCTAAATTGATATTTTTCTTTTATAAACTGGCTCAATATCATTAATGATATATGAATTGAATTCCAGTTCTTTTTCTATTATTTCCTTTATTGCTTCTTCATTCCTGTGACAGATATATTTCTTCAAAATATGCCTATCATTTTGAAATGATAATTTTATATCTGCATACAATATTGCATATTGCCAGCCTGTAACGGCTAGATAATGTTGAATCTGTAACCAGTAGTTTATAGGTATGTCATCAATTGTGTATCTGCCATTTTCATCTTTTACAATCCAAACATCGTAGTACTGATTCGAGTTAAAACAAGTGGCTGTTTTAATTTCCAGTATTCCTTTGCCAAGTTCCTGATGTTCCAAAGTTCCGTCCAAATTGGCACTCATAAACGGATATTTTAGGCTCTCAAGAGTTTTTTCAAGTTTACCCACAGTGTAGTTAGGGTTGTTTATTTTAAAGTGTTCTATAAGCAAATTTTCACTTTCTTTTCCCCTGATAATAGCTTGATTTTCCGATAAGTCATCAGGGGCTTTTCTTCCTGTTTTTTCTCTCCATAATTCAACAGGGTTTTTATATTCGTTATATCCCATTATAGTGGCACAATCAGAGCCACCTATGTGCTTATTTCTTATGCCATGCCATTCTCGTTCATTAGAGTAGCTTATTTCCCTGTATTGCACTAATCATCCATCCTTTTCCATTCTTTTACATCTTCTTCAGTTTCCAAATATTCATATCCTGTTTCTACTGTATCCCATAGCCATTCTTCAAAAATTTTTTTAATTTTTTTATCATCTTTTATAATTTTCTCTGCTTCTTCTTCTGTATATCCGTAATCTTCTATTAAATCAATCACTTCAGCATTCGTGCTTGCATGATTTGCACGACTGTTGATAAAAACTCCAATCTTATATTTGCTCATTTTTATTCCTCCTCACTGGTTATCAACTATTTGTTGACTGTTTATTTTTGAAATTCTGCCAATGTTTTCTTCCAGCTATCTCTGTAATATCTCATTGACTTCAGCACCTTTTTTACTGTTTCCTCTTCAGAAGTTCCTAGAAAGGATATTATCTCATCCTGTATTTCCTCTATTTCTTCTTTGAGTTCAAGTATTTTGTCTATTTTCTCCATTCCTGCTCCTATTTTTTCAGTGACCAATTTTCTTTTTTAGCTGTCTCAAGTACATGATAGACTTCAGACACGCTAATTTTACATCTTGTTGCTATTAATTTTGTCTCATAAGGCAATAGGCATCGCCCTCTGAGATAAGCAAGCGAAAGGCTTAAATCATGTAATGTTTCAAGGAAAATCTTCTGAAAATTTTCTGCCATCTTTTTTCCCTCCTTATTTTGTATATCAAGAGGGCACTATAATCTGTTCCCTCAGTTGAAGAGTATTCGTTACACATAGCATAAGAGGAAATTGAGTATTTTATGTCTATTATTTCCTTATTTCTTATAAATTCATTTATTTTTATCTCCAATGTTTCAGGATCATTGTTGCTGTGAAATATCTTTACGAATGTTCTCATTTTTTTCACCTACTCCCATGTTTTTCTATCAAATGCCTTGCCAAAATATAAGCAAGTTGCAGATATAGCCATTAAAATTATCGCTGTAAATAAGTTACCAGCACCGCCTGTTGCAAAAAGTGATGCCATTCCTATTCCTGAAAGTATTTTTCTCATTCTATTTCCCTACCTCTCTTATTTTTTCTTTATTCATAAATTCCTCCTAAATTAATATTTTATTCAAAGCCACAACCGAAGTTATGGATTTGATAAAATATTAATTATTCAAATTCTAAAAAGCTTTTTACAGTGTTATATCCTTTGCCGTCAAAATATACGCTCATTTTATTTGTCTTAAATCCACTATTTTTGATGTCCAACAGAGCATTCTCTATCATAGCTTTTCCAATGATTAAATTATATTTGTATTCGTTCAGTGCAATTTCCATTCTTTCTTTTGACTTATATATTTCTTTCATGTGCTTTACTCCCTCTTTATCTTCTTCAAAAGGCAGAATGTGTTTTTGTTTATCCTGTAGTTCTTTTTCCATTCTGTTAAATTCATTGATGTATGCCATTTTGAAATCAATATGCCCCTGTATATTGAACATATACAGGATAAATCCGTCCTTTGTGAGTAGATATTCACGATATTTTTGTTTGTTTTGTGGATATATGTAAGTGCTTGGTATTATTAGCTTTTTGAGGTCTGCCGAAATTTCGGCTCCCCCCTTTAATAATATATTGTCAAGGCTTTCTAGTACATGTTTATGTTCCTTTTTCATTCCTCTTGCGATAACTCTTGAACTTACCACTAATCCGTTACCGTTGTGTTTAAAAATTTCTAATCTCATAAATTTCCTCCTATTTTTTTATAACTGCCAAGTTATTTAAGATTATAAAATAATTTTTTAGATTATTTTATATATCTTTAAAATTATATTACAACATATAAAATAATTTGTCAAGTATAAAAATAACTTTTAAGATTATTTTTATATCATTTATAAATAAATTATGATATAATGAGTTATAAAATAATTCATTGGAGGTATTGAAATGATAAAGTTTAAATTACATCTTCTTATGGCTGAAAAAAGAATGAGCCAAAAAGAATTATCTGACAAAACTGGTATAACTCCTACTGTGATTAATAAGTATTATCACGACAAGATATTAAGAATTCCAGTTGAACATTTAGATAAATTCTGTGAAATATTCAAATGCCAGATTTCAGATTTAATAGAATACATCCCTGATTAGTAGCTTGATAGTACCACCTAGGATAAAAATTAAATTCTTGGCAGTTTTTATTTTAGGAGTAGGTGGCACAATTAAACCACTAATCGAAAGGAGGTATTGCTTTTGAGTAAATCTAATAAAGAATTGGCTGTTGAAGTTGCAATTGAACTTATAAAAGCTAATCCAAAATTAGTTTATGGTATCAATGTTCACAAAATTTCTAATGCTATTGATTTAAAAAGTGTAGTTAATATAATAAATACTGTTAATTCTACACTTGAAGAAATTGATAAAAATAATTCTACACATCATTAATTTCAATAAGGATTTGGCTTATTTGCAAAACAGCTTCTTTTTCTTCTTCTGTCAAATCCTTTAAAATGTTTAACAGTTCATTTACTTTTTTCATGATTTTTTCATTTTCCATTTTTCTTCCTCCTGAATTTGATTTTTTTATAAATTTATGTTATAGTATAGTTACCTTAAGGTAGACCCCAAAAGGGAACTTGTAAATGATATAAAATTTGTGACAAAACTGGCTGGATTTTTCCAGTCTTTTTTGTTATAATAAGCTTGGCTTCACAAAGCCGCATATCATTTACGAGGAGGTACTGCTATGCTTAAAATAGTAGTTGTACTGATTTTTATTTTAGTCAGTTACAATTTATTTTAACCATCAGACCTCATACCCTTAGGGGTATTTTTTATTTCCTCCTAAGTTCTTCCAACAATTACACACTTTATCTTTGATACAGTGTGAATCATGTCAGGTTTTTTTATTATTTTTTCTAACTTCTCATTTCCATATTCTGACGGGCTTAGTTCGTATTCATCATACGTTCCTGAATACTCAAAGCCCTTTAATTCTTCTTCTGTAATATCAGGGATTTCTTTTTTTAATCTTTCAAATCCCCAGCCATAATATTCCATTTTAGCTATACCTTGCTGTGGATAACCAAAGCAGTTTTGCATTGCCCATTCTCTAATTATTTTCTCTTTTTCTGTCATTTTATCGCTCCTTTGTTTACTAAAAAGTAAACTAAAAATTTAAAAAAAATACATCTCTTATTTTTCTACAAAATAAGTTTACCATATAGTTAACAAAAAGTCAAATATTTTTGACAAAAATTTGATATAATATGCTTATAAGGAGATGATTAGCTATGAAATACAATACTTTAGGAGAATTTTTAAAAAATTTTATTAGTACTAGAGAGTTAACTTTAGAGTATGTTGCAGCTAAAACAAACAAAACAAAAAGTTCAATAAGTCAATATATTTCTGGAACTAAAAATCCATCTAAGGATTTTATAGATAGTTTTTTAGAGGCTTTTAAACTAACAAAAGAAGAAAGAGAAGATTTCTTGTTAGTAGCAGAACTTGGGAAAACAGTCTATTTAAAAGAAGAAATAAAAAAATATGTAAAAAAAGAATCTGAAAAAGAACCTTCAAATGTAACAGATGAGATATTTGAAAGCTTTGTGAGAATACCGCTTTACGGAATGGCTTCAGCTGGAAATGGGCTTATAGAATCCGAAGAAAGCAACATCGAGTATATAAATATTCCAAAACTTAATGGTAATGTTAAGAAAAGTGACTTTGCTACAAGAGTAAAAGGTGACAGTATGGAGCCTTATTATCATAATGGAGATATTATCGTGGTAGATGTATCAAATCAGGATATCAGAACTTTGAATGGAAAAGAAGCACTGATATATTATGATGACAATAAATATCTGAAACTTGTATACTTTGAGCCAGGAACAGGGAATTTATTTTTAAGATCCTACAATGTAGCATATAGCGACATAAAAGTTGAAAACAGAGAAGTGGAAACATTGTCATGCAAAGGTACGGTCAGCATGGTAATAAGCATGAGAAATAGAAAAATGATATAAAAGGAGAGATTTATATAATTTTGAAGAAAAATAGGGGAAATAAAACTGTAGTTTGGTCGAAAAATTAGAAGGAGAATTTATGGGCAAAAAAGAAAAAGAGTATGAAAAAGTTAACAAAAAAAATGAAGAGCAGCAAATCATTAAGTGGCATAAAAGAATAAGTAAAAAAAACGATGGAATCTTCTATATAAAAGCGTTCAAAGGGGCGTTGTATGTTATAAATATCTGTATAATTTGTTTAAAATATGAAAATATAGATGTTTTTATAACATCACTTTTAATCACTTTTATCAGTTTTGGTGTTAATTTTATTGAAAAATTTAGGGACAAAAAATATGAAGAAAGTATTTATACAAAAATAGGATTCGTATACCCAATGATGTCAATCTTATTGTTGACAATATTACAAATTGTAGGTATAATACAACTAACAAAACTTTCAAAAGAGGTATGGCAAATTATAGCTTATGTTATAACAATATCTTTATATGCATTCGTTTTCTTTGATTTTGGTTTTATGCCATATCCAAATAAAAAAGGAGCTAAAAAGCGATGATATTAACAGGAATAATTATTTTTTTATTTTCTTTTGTTTTAGGAAAAATAGGAAAATTTTTTGTTATAAAAAAAGTTTATAAAATAAAAAAATTTGATTTAATTTCTTTTTTGATTGCGTTTGTTTTATGGGAGCCTCTTATAATGTTAGTTTGCTATATGTTGTCGATTGATTTTAAAAAAAATAAAGAAGAACGTATAAGAGAATTAACTGTTCTGAATCAATTTACAGAAAATACAAAATATGAATTGGCGAGTATAATATTTAAACCTCAATATTTGTATTTTATGTTCGAAGGTGCAAAAGATGAAATAACGAAAGATATGTATGATTTGTGTTTAAAAATTAAAAAAAATAGAAAAAATAGAAAAAAAATATTATTACAACAGATAAAAAGAGAAACTAACTTTAGAATAAATAATTTAAATTTGCAAAGAGCCTAATGGCTCTTTTTTCTTTGAAATTTCTTTCAAATGAGGTATAATATATTAAAAATTTAAAGGAGTTGATTAGATTTGAAAAAAGTAATATTTTTTTTAGGGTTTCTTTTTTCAGTTATAAGTTTTACTGAAACTTGTAACTGGGTATCTGATCCAGATATTTTTGTCAGAAAGCAGATAGAAATTATCAGAAAAAATAATTTAGAAAGTAAAGTGTACTGTGATGTAGAAGATACGTTAATGGTGTATTATTTAGATGATGATTTTGAAGAATTAGAAATCGGACTACTTTATAATAAAAAAGAAAAGAAAGAACTGACGGTAGATGAATTTATAAAAATATCAAATAATTTTTTCAAGGAATTAAACAAAATACGCCCTGTCAATTTAACGAATTCTGAAAGGTTTGATGCTCCTAAATATTATAATTATAGACTCTATATTTATAATCCTGATGAAAAAGAGGGTGATATTTATATGTTTTTGAAAGCAACGTTAGATACAAGCGTTACTAGTCCAAATTGGAGTAAGTATTATAATAAGGAATTTTTTGAAAAAGATAGTGAAATGATAGAATTTTTCAAAAAGAATGGAATTTATCCTACTGAAGATATAGTTTATTAAAAATTAAAGACTCTTAACGGGTCTTTTTTTAGTCAAAGATATTTGACTTTTTGTTAACTATATGGTAAACTAAATTTGAGGTGAAAAAATGGAGATTTATGAGATACTATTAAAAAAAATAAAAAAGAAATACAAAAATATTTCTAATTTCGCGAATGAAGTAGATATGTCAAAACAATTATTATCGTATCATTTGGAGAATTTGGAAAAAGGAAAAAATACTTTTCGAGCTAATCAATTGAAGGTAATTAGTGATAAATTAGATTTAGACTTGAATTTTTTTTACAAATAAAGTTTACTAAATAGTAAACAGATAGAGTTGATAAGTCAAATAAACTTTGAGAGAAGTAACTCGTTAAAACTTGCTGGCACAGACTCCTAATAATTTATATTGTTTATTTTTCTTCCATTTGTGATTTTTTCCTAGTGCCAGTTGTTTTTGGACAGTTAGCCTAATGGTAAGGCAGCAGTTTGCTAAACTGTGAGCGGTTACACGCTTTATCGGTTCGAGTCCGATACTGTTTGCCAATATGGACTATTCGTATTCTGGCGGAGATACTAAGCAACATGAGAGGTCAGTTCGATTCTGACATAGTCTGTTGATATCAATAGCAGAGTTCCAGTAAAGGAACACTTGCAGACTCGAGACAATGCTTTAAAAAGTGTGAATTGAGGGGATTCTGCTAAAAAATTCTTTAAAATGATTTTTTAAATATAATAGGTGGTGATTCAAAAATAAAAAAAATCGGACAAAAGTCCGATATCATTGGGTTTTATAATTTAATTTATGCAACAATTATAGCATATTAGCACATTAAAAGCAAGTAGGAGGAAGAAATGGGAAAAAGAAAAAATAGAAAAAATAAAGCAAAGAAAAAAGAAGGGAATAAAGAATCTATACAGGAATATTTTGAAAGAAGAACAGGTCATTTAATGACTGAATATATAGCTGAACATCTTGCAAGAGCATTAAATAAATATGAAAGTAAAATTTTTGTAAAATCAGTGAGAATTACTTTAGACAGGCACGAAGTAAGAAATTTTGAAACACCAGCAGATTTAATCAGATACATGTATGCAGTGTGTAGAAATGTAGCAAATCAAAGTACATGGGAGGCAGTGAAATAATGAGAGATATAAGAAAAAAGAACTGGTTCTGGATAGAAAACGCTCTTGTAGACAGAGAAGATATAGGAGCTATGGAAAAATTGATATATATGTTGCTGGCAAGATTTGCGGATCAGGAGGGCAAATGTTTCCCAAGTCAGGAAAGATTATGCAAAATATCAGGAATAAAAGACTACAGAACTATAGTTAAATATATGGAATCCTTAGAAGAGAAGGGTCTGATATCTATCAAAAAAGAAAAAGGAAAGAAAAATACTTATTATCTTAAAAATGTAGAAAAAATAGAAGAAGTACCTGCAAAAAATGTAGGTGCAATAAATGCAGGTACAAAAAATGTAGGTGCAAATTTTGTAGAAGAAGTACCTGCAAAAAATGTAGGTCAAACAATACACAATGAACAAAACACAAAAAAAGAAAAAAATAAAAAAGAAAATTTTGATCATACTAAAAAACTTTTGAACTACATAGAAACTTTAGAGATTGATTCTGAAAAAAAGAAAATCTTTAAAGAATGGGTAGAATACAAAAAATCTAAATGTCAGTACAAAGATACTAAATCATTAGACATTCTTGTCAAACGATTTATTAAATACTCTGTACAGGAATTAAGAGATATCATAGAAAAATCAATAATGAACAACTACTCGGGAATTTTTGAGCCTAAAGTAAATAATAGTTCTAGTCAAGAAAAACATAATGAAGTTTCAAAAATGACTCCTGAAGAACGAGAAAGAATGATAAAAGCTAAATACTTTGGAGGTGCTTAAAATGAATCATAGAACTAAACTGGAATATATGTTGCTTGGAAGACTTATGGTATTTCATGAAAACATAGAACTTGCACTTGAAAAAGACTTGAAAGCTGAATGGTTTTCAAGAGAAGAACTTCGGAAAGTATTTATTCAGATGTCAGAGATGTTTCAAAACACAGGTAAGTTTGAAGTTTCAGGGATAGAAATTTCTGATGAGTTATTAGATACCCTTTACGACTATGGCTCTTTCATAACTTCGGTGGATATTGCTATAAGAGAGCTAAAAAAAGAATATCAGAAGGACTTATTTGAAAGCAAAGTAAAAGAAATAATGAACAATGAAGAGCTTACTTTGGAGCAGAAATCTTCTGAAATCAGGGAGTTATCAGAAAAAATAAATGAGGAAGAAGACGAAAGTTATAAATTTCTAAAGCCTCAGGAATTGCTTAAAAACTGGGCAGAAAAAATTGAAAATAAAGTTATGAATGGTGTTAAAAGTCCATTTCCTAACATGCAGAAATATTTCAATTTTTTAGGGGGGCAACTGATTATAATTGGTGCTAGACCTTCAATGGGAAAAACAGCATTAGGACTCACGTTCTTCAAAGAAACAGCAAAAAGGCATAATTCCTTATTTGTCAATCTTGAAATGAACGAAAGTGAAATAACTGAAAGAATTTTAGCAAGTGAAGCTGATGTTCCACTTAATAGATTGAGTTTCAGGGAACAGACCGATAGGGAAACTTCTGCAATAAGTGAAGCAATTGCAACTATTGACAATATGCAGTTTAATATCCTTTATTGTCTAAAAATGGACTTTGAAGTAATTGTCAATAAGATTCGTGTTGCACATAAGAAAAATCCTTTTAAGCTTGTTGTAATTGACTATCTTACTATGATGAGAAGTAGTAAGAAATTTCAAAACAGGAATCTGGAAGTTGAATATATGGCAAATGCTCTTAAAATGCTTTCGAAAGAACTTAATACTTGTGTTGTAGTACTTGCACAGCTTAACAGAAGCAATGAAGCAAGGACTGGAAAAAACAAAAAGCCTGAAATGTCAGAATTAAGAGATTCAGGAGGGATAGAACAGGCGGCAGACATTATAGGACTTCTGTACAGGAAAGACTACTATGATGAAGAAATGAAAAATGAAGATTTTGTTTTTTTGGAAATGCTGATAAGAAAAAATAGACAGGGAAGAACTGGAGACATAACATTTGGATTTCAGAAGTCAAGTCAGAGAATAAGTGGAGGTAGAGATGAAAACTAAGTATCAAATAATTTCAGAACTAGAAAATAGAAATATCAAAATTGACAAAGAGATAGACAGATTAATACAGGAAAAACTGAACAACAAAGAGAAAATAGAACAGTTGAGCAGTTTTAATAAGGGATAAAATGGCAAAGAAAAGCAAAAAGCAATTAGTTTTGGACGAGCTGAAACAATTTGTGAGAGATTCATTTCATAACTTTGATTTGTTATTAAGTCCTGATGACTTTGCTTTGAAATTCATAACAATCAAAAAGCAAAGTAAACATTTAAGATTTATCAGTGATGAAAATATTATTTTTTCTGAAATATTAGAAAATTTAGATGAAAATTTCATAGATGAAATAGTATTTTTCCAAACTATAATTAGCAGAATAAATTTTATTTTTCAGAAAATAAAAGACACTACATATCTTTTCAAAAGTGACTTTATAAGTTCTGATGTTATAGAAAAGGTTAAAAATATTTATTACAGCTTTAATGAAGATGTTAAAAAATTTGATGACATTTTCGGAGCTTATCTATCTCTGTATGCTTTAGCAAAGAAAAATCAGGAGCTTATAGAGTACAGAGACGAAAAAGGAAAACAGATTGAAGAAATGTACAAAAACGATAATCTTTTAATTCACAAGTCGATTGTTGTTTTTGAAAAGACTGAAAAAATAATTGCAGACAAAATTTGGAACGGAACTTTAGACTGGAATTGGAGAGGAGAAAATGGGGAAATATTGGACTACAGGAGAAATAGAAGATTTGAGGATTCTCAAAACAATTGAAGGGCTTACTAATAAAGAAATTAGCAATATTTTAGAGAGAACGGAAGCATCAATTTTCTCTAAAACTAAAAAATGTAAATTGTTAAAATTTGAAAACTGGACAAAACAAAGTGATGAATTGCTGGAAAAACTTGTTTTTAATACATATCGAAAAATAGAAGAAATTGCTAGGAAATTAGGGAGGACAGAATTAGCAACAAAAACAAGAATGAAAGAGTTATTTGGAAGCAGCAGCATACAAAAACTTAGAAATTTAAGTTTTTTGAATAACTCTGAAACCAGGTTTATGGAAAGCGAAATAGAGTTTCTGAAAAAAAATTATTATAAAAAAGGTGCAAAAGAATGTGCAAAAATTTTAAAAAGAACAAGTCAATCTATAGTAAAAAAAGTATACAAATTAAAAAAACATGGAGTTGAATTTGAAGATCAATTTATTCCGAGATTTAATGGAAATATGCGGGGATATGTGATTTATTCGAACAAAACTGGGAAAATAATAAAAAGATATAACACTCTTGAGGAATGGGCGAGGGAATAGATTAATGAGAATAAAAATCTATTTCATGGAAATAATAGATATGTATGGACAGAAACATCAGATAAAGTCAGATAACTATGAAAAGATATGGGCATTTGTTAAGAGGCACAAGGGAGCGATTAAAGGACTGCATTCAGGTAGTAAAACGGTTTCGGAAAAGAAATTCGAGGAAATACAAAAAGAAGAAAATTTTAAATAGGAGGGTTAATGAAGAAAGTTCTAAATAACATAACAAAAAATTTTTATTCTGATGAATGGTATACGGATGTTGGAACAGTCGACAAAATGATTAAATTACTAGATCCAGACCCAAATTCTAGAATAATCTGCCCTTTTGACACTGAGAAATCAATTTTTGTGAAAAGATTAAAAGAATTGGGGCATACGGTTATATATAATATTTTTGATTTTATTGAAAATGATGCATATGATTTTGATTACATTATTACCAACCCTCCATTTTCTATAAAGAATCAAGTAATTTCTAAATGCCTCAAGAGCAATAAAAGAGCATGTCTTGTACTTCCTATTGATTCGCTTGGCGGAGTTAGAAGGCATAGTCTATATAGGGAGTACGGGATAAAACCTTTAGTTTATATCCCAACTAAAAGAGTAAACTATTTTGATGAAAATTGGAACAAAAAAGAAGGGAGTAATTTTCATAGTATTTTTCTTATTTTAGATAAAAAAAATATAAAATCAGAAATAATTTTTGAATTTGAAGAAGAAAAAATAAAACAATTAAATTTATTTTAGGAGGAATAATGGAAGTTAGAGAGGAAAATGTTAAAAGCCCCAAACATTATAAACTTGAGGGCTTAAATGTTGAATCAATAGAAGTCATTAAGTCCATTCTTGGAAAAGAGGGATTTAAGGCATTCTGCAAGGGAAATACAATGAAATATCTGATAAGAGCAGAAAAGAAAAACGGCTTAGAGGATTACAAGAAGGCAAAGACATACTTAGACTGGTATTTGAAAGAGTGTGAAAGCAATGATTAAACTTACTTTATCAGTAATACCACCTTCTGTTAATCAGATTTGGATTAACAAACCGAAAGGGAGGTACAAATCTAAAAGAGGGAAAGAATTTCAAGAAATGGCTTTTTATGAACTTAGAAAACAATACAAGGGTAAATTGTTGACTGGCAGATTAAGAATTGAAATATGGCTTTATTTTAAAACTAAAACAAAAAGAGATATAGATAATTACAATAAAGCAATACTTGATTCTTTAAAAGGAACAGTTATAGAGGATGATGAGCTTATTGATGATTTGATAGTCCATAAAAAAACAGGAAAAGGCGAAAATAAAATATATATGGAAATTTTAGAAAGAGGGTAGATAAAAATGACAAATAAGCAAGTTTACGGAATGATAGAAATGGTAGGAGAATTCTATCGTGCAATGGGCGATGGAGAATATATAGGAACAGGAAAATATAAAAATATTGAAAGAAAAACAATGAGGGAAAATATATTTCATGAAGAGTTAATTGAATTCATAGAAGCTAGTTTTTATAAAAGGGAAAAGCTAAGAAGAAAAAGACAACTGGATGCAATCTGTGACATGTTCTATGTTGCGGCTGGAAATTTATTAGAAAACAGTAAAAGCATAGAACAGGCAAAGCAGAAGTGGACTAAAGGCGGTATTTGGGAAACGGACACTGCGGAAAAAATGAGAAAAAGAACTGACTTTGATGTTCATACAGTGTATGAAGCTTTCAAGGAAGTACACAGAAGCAATATGACGAAGGTATGTAAAGATGGAACAGTATTAAGGCGTGAAGATGGGAAAATCATAAAACCTGATACATTTGAAGAGCCTAACTTAGAAAAGTTTTTATAGGAGGGAAGCGATGAACGAATTACAAATTTTAGGAAATGAAAATATAATGACAAGTTTAGAAATATCTGAAATAACAGGGAAAAGGCATGACCAAATTTTAAGGGACATCAGGGATGAAATAGAAAAGCTAGAAAAACAAGGTATAGGAGCCGAACACATTTTTGTGTTGGGCGAATATTTAGATAAAAACAATCAGAAAAGACCGATGTACAGTTTAACAAAAGAAGGAGTGCTACAGTTAGCAGCAAGATATGATGCAGTAGTCAGATTCAAGCTTATAGAAAAAGCTACAAAGCCAAGAGAATATACTCAAAAAGAGCTGTTATTAATGCAACTGGAGAGCATAGAAAAGATTGAAAAATTACAACTGGAAAATAAACAACAGGCTCAACAATTAATTGAACAAGCCCCAAAAGTTGAATTTTATAATGATGTTGCAGGAAGTACAACAACCGCTGGAATCGGAACTGTCGCAAAAATACTTGGATTTAAGAATGTTGGGAGAAATATATTGTTTGACATTTTGAGAAAACAGGGCATTTTAAAAGCAGATAACATCCCTTATCAAAGATACGTTGACTGTGGTTATTTCAGGGTAATCGAAAGTAAATGGAACGATTATGTGACTGGCGATGTCAAGATATCTTTTAAAACAGTAGTATACCAAAAAGGAATTGAATATATCGCAAAAATGTTAAAAGAATTAGGGTATCAAAAAATTGAGGTGGCATAGATGACAGAAGAACAAATTGAAAAAATCGGAATCATAAAAGACAAGCTGAAAACAGGAGAAGTTTTAAGCAAAGATGAGCATGATTTTTGCAGAATGAATACAAGAATTTTTGAAAACTTAAGATTCAGAAAAGTAAGAAAGGCAATGAAAAAATGGCAAATGCTGAAATCATAGATAGTCAAATTGTTATCACTTTACCAGTTGAAAGAGTAACTGCCGGGCTAAAAATGGAGCTTGAAGAGTATTTTAATAACCTGCCAATTAAAGTTATCCCAGTTAAAAAGCTTTCACAGGCACAAAACGGACTTATACATGTTTTGTTAAAAGAGTTTGGAGAACAGCTGGGGTATACTCTTTTAGAAATCAAAGAATTAATGAAAGAACAGTTTGCAATTGCAACTGACAGATTAGATTTCTCAACAGCAAGATGTGACATGCAGACAGCAAATGAATTTATAGCATTTATAATTGAACAGGCATTAGAGCTCGGAATAAATTTATATATACTCGGAAAACACGATAAAAGGTATAAACACATATTGGAAATAGACAACATTACTCAAAGATATGTTATAGCATGCTTGAGAAAACGGACATGCTGCGTATGTGGAAAAGTACATAATGAATATAACACTGTTGATTTACATCATTACAACAATGTCAATACAATTGGTGGAATGGATCAAGATGATGGTCTTAAAACTCCTTTCATGAGTTTATGTCGTGAACATCATAATCTTTTTCACAACAAAGGAAAAAGACATTTTGAGGATTTGTATCATATAGAGGGAGTGTGGCTCAATCCTCAACTTGTATATGAGTTACTAGACATTTATCCAAATCACTTTAAGCTGTTCAGGAAACGTTTAAAAGATGGATATTATGATAAGCTAATAGTAAAGGAAAAAATAAAATGACAGAAGAAGAAAAACAGAAATATGAAAATATTTTTTTGAAAGTTTGGGATAATAGTTTGCTTGAAAAAGATTTATTGATGGATATGTGTGAATTGCTTACACAAGAAAAAATAAAAGGGTTGGGAAATGGAATCACGTTATTTTATTACAAAACGGAAAATGGGAGAACTTTTGTAATTGAAGATGATGAAATTTCTGGAACTTTAGAAATTTATGAGGAAAAATAATTAAAATAAAATGGACAATGGCAGTTGAATATTTTTGGTCTTAGGGTATAATATATATTATATTTTAGGAGGTTTTTATGAAACAAGAAAAAATTAGAGAGATGGTCATTTTATCTGACTTTTTAACTACAAGAAGAAATTTTCAACTTTCTTGGGAAAAAGATTATTTAGAAAGAAAAAAAATAAAATTTGAAAAGTTTTTTGAAAAAATTGATAGATATCTTGACAAAAAAGCTTTTTATGGTTTTTTAAGTGATTATTTGCATATAGTTATTATTTTTGATAATTTATTTGAAAATAGTAAAATTAAAGAAAAAGGGATTGAAGCTAAAAAAAATGGTGAATTTTTATTAGAAGAGAATATAGTTGATGAATTTGAAATATTGATTTCGCAGGAAGAAATTAATTTTATAAAAAAAACAAAAGGAAAAGATGTAAGTAATATTTTAGAATTAAAGAAATATATAGCGGAATTAATAAAATTTATATATGAGTTAGAAGAACATAATAAATAGTATAAAAAAAAAGACCAAATAAAACTGGTCTTTTTTGATTGAAAAAGAAGGGAAGGTAAAATGAATAAATATACATTATATACAACGGATAATTGCAACATATGTGATAGGGCAAAAAGCTTAATTCAAAGGCAGGAACTTAACGTTGAAATCAAGAAAGCAACAGAAGAGGAAATAAAGGGATTCAGGGCAAAGAAAATATTGAGTTTCCCAGTTTTGACAGATGACAACGGGGAAATAATAAGCTTTGGACTACAAGCTGGGTATTATATAGCAGAAAATATAGCAAAATTTAAGAGTTAGGAGTACAAATATGGATAGTTTTGAAGACAAAATTTTTATTTTAGAAAATTGAAAGGAAGTAGAATGATAGATAAAATAATACAAGCATTAAAAATAACATCTCTAGCTTTTGTGATTATAATTTTCTTTTTTTCAACAATTATAATTCACAATGCAAAAGATTTAATTACAGTAGTAAAATACTTTGGACTATATATAATGACAGCAGTACATGTTCTGGTATGCTTCAGTTTTAAGAATAAAGATTAGGGGGATTAATTAGTGAAAAAAGCTTTAAAATGTAAATTCTGTAAGAAAAAGAAAATGGAATATGAACTGGAAGGGGGCAGATTCAATTATGATTTTGTATGCCCCAGATGTAAAAAAAGAAACATCGGAACAATAGTTGAGAAAGGTAAATAAAAAATATGTTGACAAGTTAGTCCCAAATATGTTATAAAATATCTGGGACTAATAAAGGAGATTGAAAAATGGAAAAACGAGAACTCAATATCTCTTTTTATAAAGCTGGAAATGGTACAGCAACAAGATTAACAGTACCAATAAAATGGTTAAGAGAATTAGGAATAACTCCTGAAGAAAAAGGAATTGACTTAATTTTTGATAAAGAAAATAAACAGCTTATAATAAAAAAGAGATAAGAAAAAACCCTTTAAAGTCCCATTAAAGACAATAAAGGGTAGGTATGTCATAAAACATTCCACGCAAGAATATTTTATCACATTTTGCCCTAAAAATAAATAATTTTAGGAGGAAAAAACATGACATTTGAAGAAAAATTAGGATTTGAAGTAGCAAAGGAATTACTGGACATTCACAACAAAGAGTTACAGGAAGCACATAAGAAATTCAGTGGAGTATTTCAAAAAATATGGGATGAAGCACTTGAAAAAGGGATTAGACTGTTTGATTTAGAAAGTGCCTTTGATGATTTCTTAGATGTAGTCAAGGAAGAATATTACAAGGCAGGAAAGAGAATAGACAGTATAGTGCAGTCAGAAACTCTTAAGAATGAAATAGCAAAGGCTACTGCTTAAAAGTATAATGGGAGGATAAAATATGAATGAGTTACAAATATTTAAAAGTGAAAAATTTGGAGAAATTCAAATATTAATTGAAAACGGAAGGGAATATTTTCCAGCAACTGAAGTTGCAAAAATATTAGGATATTCAAATCCACAAAAAGCAGTAAGAGACCACTGTAAAGAAAAGGGGTGCACGAATCGTTCAGTCCTTACAAAAGGTGGAAAACAAGAGAAAAAATTTATTGATGAAGGAAACTTATATAGATTAATCACAAAATCAAATTTACCTCAAGCTGAAGTTTTTGAAAGCTGGGTATTTGATGAAGTGTTACCTTCAATAAGAAAGACAGGAATGTATGCAACAGATGAACTGTTAAATAATCCTGATTTGGCAATAAAAGCCTTTACAAGATTAAAAGAGGAGCAAGACAAAAGAAAACAATTAGAAAAACAAATAGAGGACCAGGCTCCAGCAGTTGCTTTTGCAAATTCTCTGAGTGTATCAGATGATTGTATTTTAGTAAGGGAAATGGCAAAGCTTTTGAAACAGAAAGGAATAAATACAGGAGAAGATAGATTATTTAAATATTTTAGAGCTAATGGATATTTGATTTCAAAGAAAGGCTCAGACTGGAATTTACCAACACAGAAATCAATGAACTTAGGATTATTTGTAATAAAAGAAGGAACAAGACAGTCGGCTTCAGAAGGTGTAAAAATAACAAAGACACCGAAAATTACAGGAAAAGGGCAGCAATATTTTATAAATAAATTTTTAGGATAAGGAGAGATAATCTATGAATTTTAAATACGATAGTATAGAGTTAGTGAATGACAATAACAAAAAAGTGCTAATAAAGAAAGAAAGCAGAAAAATAATCAGTAGGATAAAAAATATTTTCAAAAAAGAAAAATAATCATTGTTTTTTCTTTGAAAAAGCTTAATGATGTGGTATAATTTATTGAATTTTAAAAAAGGAGTTGAAGTCTGATGGCAATGAGAAGTTTCAGTGTTAAATTAGCTTTATTTTTTGCATATTTCATGTCTATTATATTTTTTGTTTTTCCACCATTTTTGATAGCAACAATAATATTTCATGTGAGTTTGAGAAGAAAAGAGAAAAAATTTAGAGAAGAATTGGAAAGAATAGGCTTTAATAACTACAGAGAAATAGAAACAGGAAAGTATAAATATCTTATATTCAATGATGATGGTCGATTTATGGAGACAATTCATAGAAAATATGAATTATTTGATATAAAAGATTATAATGTAGAGTTTGAAGTTCCTAACAAAAATAATCAGTCTGTTGATGTTTTAGCTGGATACATGTTAGCTGGAAGTTTAGGAGCATTTGCAGCAGTAAACAAACCTTGTTATCTGATTTTAAGAAAGAAAGGTCAAGAAAATTTTACAGAACCAACTAAATATGTAATATGTGGTAAAAAATCAATAGAAAATATGTATAATCTTTTAGTATTTTTCAAGGAAAAAGGATATATATAGAATAACTTTAAACTGTTGAAAAATATATATAAAAGTGGTATAATATTAGAGAAATAAAAACAAAAGAATATATTGGATAACTTTATCCAGAGCATCCCAAGCGGATCTGTTGCGTAGCAATACGTGATAGGTTCGCTTTTTCTTTTTTCAAAAAATTGCAGGAGGAAAAGGAATGTGCATGAAAACATAAAATTAATAATAAAAAATGAGTATGAGAATGGAACAAGTATGAGCGTTCTGTCTAAAAAATATAATATTGGTTTAAGCAGAATAAAAAAATGGAGTTCTGAAGGGAAATGGATTAAAAAAAAACAGAATAAAGTAACCAAAAGCAAAAGTAACCGAACCAAAAAAAGTAACCAAAAACAAATGGTTACTTTATCAAAAGAAACACAGATAAAGTCGGATATTATCAATAATCTTTCAAAAAAAGAGATTATAGAAAAAAATGACATTTCAGAGAGTACCTATTACAGAAATAAAAAAAGTGTAAGAGCTATCCAGATAGAACAGAGTGAGAAAATCTTAAGATTCATAGCTGAGGAAAAATATTCGGATGCAAAAGAAAGATTAATAAAAATATCTGAACAGAAAGAAGAACTCGAAAAAAAATTATTAGATTTATCAATAGATGAAAAAGAGAAGATGCAACTGATAATGACAAGATTGAGTTTATTAAGAGAATTTGAAAAGGAAATAAAAAATGGTGCAAGAGTTATAAATGATTATAGAAGAGCAGACCTTGAACAACAACTTGAAAACGAGAACCTTATAAGAGAAAAGATAGACCTAGAAAGAAATAAAAACGGGAAAATTGAAGATGAAGAACAGGTTGTGATAATTGATGATACAGATAAAAATTAAAGAAGTTATCGGAAAAAACTATGACCTTTTCTGGAATGACAAACATTTTTACAGAGTTGTTAAAGGTTCGAGAGGTAGCAAAAAAAGTAAAACAATAGCAATCAATATGATTTATAGAATTATGAAATATCCCGAAAGTAATTTGCTTGTTATAAGGCGTGTATTTAATACTTTAAGAAACAGTTGCAGAGCAGACTTGATTTGGGCAATTAACAGATTAAAAGTAAATCATTTATGGAAGATTCCAAAAGGAGAACACACATTAACTTATTTACCAACCGGGCAACAGATTTTATTTGCCGGATTAGATGATCCGTTAAAATTAACATCAATTACAGTAGCACAAGGATATTTAAATTTTGTCTGGATAGAAGAAGCTTTTCAGATTGAAAAGCAGGAAATGTTTGAAACATTGGAAGAAAGTATAAGAGGTATACTACCACCACATTTATTCCATCAGATTACTTTAAGCTTCAATCCATGGTCTGAAGATCACTGGCTAAGAAAAAGATTTTATAACGATACTTATGATAGAGAATATGAAGATGATTTGATATATGCAACAACTACTGACTATACAATGAATGAATTCCTTGATGAAGTAACTCTTAAAAGATTTGAGGAAATGAAAATAAAAAGACCTAATCGTTTTAGAGTCGCAGGATTAGGCGAATGGGGAATTGCAGAAGGTCTTGTATATAACAACTGGGAAGTACTGGAATTTGATCCTGTGAAATTATTAAGAAGTGACTTTTCCTTAGAAGTTGCATTTGGACTAGATTTTGGTTTTACAAATGATCCGAGTGCATTTATAGCGGTAATAGTTGATTTGAGAAATAAAAGGCTTTTCATATTTGATGAGTTCTATAAAAAACGCCTATTAAATAACGAAATAGCAGAAGAAATAAAAATTAGAGGATACTCAAAAGATGAGATTACAGCCGATTGTGCCGAAGCTAAATCAATAGAAGAAATTAGAAGCTATGGTATAAGTCGAATAAAACAGAGTTCAAAAGGAAAAGGAAGTGTAAATCAGGGAATACAGTATATCCAACAATTCGATATATATGTACATCCCAAATGTACAAATACAATAATGGAATTTAAGAATTATGTTTGGGAGGAAAAGAATGGAATAACAATAAATAAGGCTGCAGATAATTATAACCACTTAATGGATGCATTACGTTATGCCCTTGAAAAATATAGCACAGGTGGAGTGCATAATATATTAGTTTAGGAGAAAACATGAGTAAAAAAAAGAAAATGAAACATAATGGATTTGCAAGTAATGCAAGGAATTCTACAAAAGGTTCAGGAAAAGATATATTGAACAGGCAAGCTCCTGTTAAAAAATATTTGAATGATGTAACAATAGAAAATTTAGTTGGGAGTAATGACCTTGCAAAAATAATATTGAACGCTCCGATTGAAGACGTTCTAAAAAATGGACTTAAAATTTCAGTTCTAAAATCAGATGGAACAGAAGACATAGAGAATACAAAAAAGCTTTTGAATAAACTTGATGAGCTTGATTATTTAGAAAAAATAATGGAATTTATGGAAAAAGTCAGAAAGTTTGGATATGCGGTAATGTATTTAAATGCATTTCACAACGAAGAAAAAGAAACATCTGATGAATTAGGAGAAAAATATCATATAAAAGGATTAAGTGTATTTGATAAGACAGAAATAGTAAAAATTAAAGTTGAAAATTCTAAGTTAAAATTGAATTATGGAGAAGTAACAGAACTTCAAGTAAAAAACTATTCTAATAACGGATATTACAATCAGTCAGTTAAGACAGAAATCCATCCAAGCAGAGTGATTTTTTCAAGAATAAATGAACATAAAAGGTTGATAGGAGAATCAATATTTACTTCTTTATTTGACAGAATGGTTATTTTGGATAGTACAGAATGGAGCATAGGACAGCTAATATACAGGGCAGTTTTTCTTATTTATAAAACAGACGTAAATACAATGGATAAAATAACGGAAAGCGGTGGAGTTAGAGATAAGGAAGAAGAGATAAATGCTTCTACTTTAGCTGTAATAGGAAAAGATGATGAAATGCAAGTAATAAATTCTACTGGTGGAATAGATCCAGAAAAATATATAAATGCGGTTTTGACTATACTATCAATACACACTAACATTCCAAAACAGAGACTGGCAGGAAATACTCAAGGAACTTTGGCTGGTTCTGAAGAGGATGCAAAAAAGTACGCAGAGTATTTAAGAAGATATTTCAATAAAAATATTCTACCGATAACAAATAATTTAATTGATAAAGTTTTAATTGAACTAAAAATAGACCAACGTTATAAGGTTGAATTACCTAATTTGTTAGAGCCAACTGTTGCAGAGCAGATTGATAATGATTTAAAGAGAGTTGAACTTGACACTAAAAAGCTTGAATATCTTGAAAAAGCTTTGAATATAGTTTCAAACAATGAACTGATTGAAAAAAAAGATAAAATAGCTGAAATAATTAAAAAATTAGGTGAAGAAGATTTTGACTTTGAAGCACTACTGAAAGAGTTGAGCTAAAATGATTGAATTTGATATAGATATAAAAATAGAAAAAATGCTTCTGAAAATATTGAAAGGCAAGACAAAAAAGTTTCTGAAATATCTTGAAGAAAATAACATTGATGTTGAAGATGAAGAAGAAATAGAGAAATCACTTAAAAAATTTAAGGAAAAAGAGAACAAAACAATATTTGGAATAAACAAAGTCCTTTTAGCTTATACATTAGCATTGATAATTGAGGGAATAAGCAAAAAGAACAGAGAAAAGTTCAAAAATAGAATAACTTCTGAATTATTCAAAAAATCAGTAGACATAGCAGACAAAAGAATAAAAGAGCTATATCTTAGTAGTGCGAAAAGAACAGCGTATTATATAAATGAAGTGATTAGAAAATCTAAAACAGGAGCAGAAGATTTTGTATTAAAAGATAAATGGCAGGAAGCAAAAGAAAAAGTGGAAGAAAGAATGGGTTATTCAGATCTATTAAATTCAAATAATGTTTTAGGAGAAACTCAAGCAGAATATGTAAAAATCATTTTGGAAGAACTAGGAATAAAGGGATTTATATGGGTAACTAAACATGATGACAGGGTAAGGGCGAAACATTCATGGAGAGAAGGAAAATTATTTGATATGAATGGAAATTTGCTTAAAGGTGTGGGTGAAGACAGTGCAAAAATATTACCAAAACAGGAATGGGGTTGCAGATGTAGAATGGCTATAGATGAAAAAGCAATAGAGGAGGCATTGAATAATGTTGCATAGCAGATATAATCTTAATCAGTTCGAAAAACCAAAATTGACAGAAACAAATGAAGGTTTTTTACAAATAAAAGGAAATATATTAAAAGCGGACAGTTTTATGGAATATATGGACAAAGAAGGGGTATTAAGAGAAAAAATACCTAAAGATATACTTTTTAGCGAAGAAACGAAGAATTCATTTTTGCACAAAAAAGTTACTCTTGAACATCCTGAAAAAAATGGAAAATTAACAATGATTAATTCTGAAAATGTTTCAGAATTCGGAAAAGGAACAATAATTGAAATTTTTGAAAATCAGGATTGTTTAGGAGCTACTTTACAGATAGAAGATAAAGAAACTGTAGATTTTATAAAGCAAAGATATGAAAATGGAGAAAATATCGAATTAAGTGCTGGATATATGGCTGAAACAGAGAATATAAAAGATAATCAGTACATTCAAAAAGATATTATAGCTAATCATGTAGCGATATTATCTGGAAAAGGTAGGGCGGGTAGTGATGTAAAACTTATATATAACTATTTAGATTATGAGGAGGAAAAAATGAAATTGAAATTTAATGGAAAAGAATTAACACCTGAAGAATTATTAGTAGAAGCTATTAATCTTCAAAAAGAAGGTGGAGACTTCAAAGAAAAATACAATGCTTTAAAAACTGAAAAAGAAACATTGGCAGCAGAAAAAACTACTTTAGAAACAGAAAAAAAGGAATTAACAACAAAATATGGAGAATTGGAAACAAAATATAATAGTTTACTTACAGAAATAGAAAATAAGGAAATAATTTCTAAAGCTAAAGAAGTTTTAAATTCTATTGATGAAAAAGAAGCAGTTGAAAAAATAATGGAAAAAGTAATCAAGGAAGTGAATCCAAAATTCAACGCTAAAGAAAATGCTAAAGTAGAAGATCTGAAAGAAATGTTTAATTTTAGTGTAGAGACATTATCAGAAATGAATAAAGAAACAAAAGCAAGTGAAAAAGGTAAATTTAATGAATCTGAAGCAGGATTAACATTAAAAATTGACAATAGTTATTTTTCTAAAAAAAGAAATGGAGGTAATTAATTATGAAATTAGGACAAGAAGCATATTTCACTACTGACAGAAGAAGCAGAATATGTGATGTTATAGATGAAAAAATAACAATAGGGAAAGCTGTGCAATGGAGTACTACTGATGGAATGAGAGCGGTAAAACCGTTTACAACAGGAACATTCGCAGGAGTTGTTATGCATACAGATGATAATGATAAAGGAATTATAGAAAATCCAACAACTGCTTCAATTTTGCAATCAGGAAATATAGTTGTGAAAGTAGCAGAAAATGTTACTAAAGGTGACAAAGCCGGAGTAAAAAATACAGGAGAATTTGTAAAAGCGGCAACAGGGACAGCAATAAAAGGATATTTTGAAACAACTGCTAAATCTGGAGAACTGGCAGTATTAGTATTAGAAGGGATTATATAAGGAGGGATATAGATGTTTAACAAATATAATAATAAGACATATCAATTAGCAACGGCATTTATGGTTTCGTTGGGAGTAGTTTTAGAGGAAAGAAAAGATGAGCTGTTAGGAAGGTCATTAGTTCCAGTTGGTGGTGAACAGGTAGGAGTTCAGATAGGAGATAAATATGTTACATATAGAAAAACAAATTCAAGAAGAGTAGCAGAAGTAGTTGCAGAAAGAGATGATGATATTCCTTTCACAGAAGTTGATGGAGAAGATACATTTGCAAAATTACACTGGATAAGATCAGGTCATAAATTTACTATTGCTGAAAAAGATAGAATTTTATCAGTTGAAAGAGAAAAACAGATACAGATGTTCAATTTGAAATCTTCTGAAACATTCTATGCAGTTTCTGAAGCAGAAAACAATGAACTGATACACGGAAATGCAAAGCTAGGAAGACAAGGTCTTTTAACTGTGGACGGAAAAAGAACATATAATTTAGGTGTGAATTTTACAACAGCAACGGGAGAACAAATTGTGGATGCTTTAACTGCAGCACATCTTGAATTTGAAACAGGAGTAACAGGGAAATATAACGCTAGAACTTTGGTAATAGATAATTCATTACATGCAAAATTATTAAAAAGTTATGGAACACAGGAATATAAAACAAGATTGGCTGTTATTCAAGAACTTGGATTATTTGGAAGAATAGTACCTGTTAAGAATTTAATAAATAAAACTACTAATAAGCCAACTTTATTAATCTTAGATGATGTTCCTGAAAACTTTCAAACTATAATTGTACAGGAAGCAACCGCTGATGAATGGGAAATAGCAAGAACAACATATGTTCCAGTTGAAGAAAAATTGTCAGAAATAGTAGCATTCAGACCTGAATCAATTATGGAATTAACAACTGCATAGGAGGAAAAATGAAAACATTAATAATATGTAAGTTAGCTGAGGTATTTATAATACCTCAAATAACTACTGAAAAAGGAAATAGGCTTAAATTTACAAAGGGAACAACAGAAGTTGAACTTGATGCTGAAAACGTAGAAAAGTTAAAAACTTTTGCTAAAGACTACGGAGATTATATTAAAATAGTTACAGGAGAAGAAACAGAAAATGTGAATTCTGAAAAAATAGTTGATGATATGAACAAGGAAACAAAATTGCAGGAAAAGAAAGCAAAATTATTTAGTCAGCTGGAAGAATTTAAAGATGAAAGAATAAAGAAAAAAGAAATAGTTGAAGTGTTCAAGGATTATATATCTGATGAAAAAGCAAGTAAAGAAGAACTGATAAAGCAGATTGAAGAAAATATTGAAAAAATAGAGGAATAATCATGAAAGTTGAAGATGTGAGAGCGGGAATTTCGGAACTGAATTTCAAAGAAATAAATGGTGAATTTGTGATTTCTGACAGTATTGTAAATTCAAAAATTGATGAAGCAGTAATATTTTTGGAAGATGTTACTGTTTCAATTCCTAACAAAGTTAAAGAAATACTAACTAAATATTTAGCGCAGCATTTTTTGCTAATGAACTTGAAAGAAACAACGAGCCTTAATTTGCCTAATAATAATGAAAACTGGAAAGCAAGATTAAATGATTTAGCTTTAGATCAGACAATCCCAGGGCAAAATTTCAGGGCATTAATAAGAAAATATACAGATGATTTTGCAACTGCTGATGAAATAGCAAATAAAAAACATCATGGACTTCATCTTTTCAGTTAGGAGGTAGTTAGGTGAAAATAAATATTAAAGAACCTGTTAAATTTGTAATACATCAAACAGGAGAAGAAGTAGAATTTGAAGTTGGAACGCAAGAAATAGATAACTTTGATTTGAGAATGGAACGTATAATTGCTCAAAGTGAAGGAAAGATAGAGTTGGTTGAAGAAAAGAAAGCAAAAGGGAAATAATGTCAAGATTTAAAGGAAGTTTTACAGTGAAGTTAAATGTTTCAGCTTCTATAAAAAAGGAAACTAAAATAAAATTGCCTTTACTGGTTATAAAAAGTGGTATTTTTCCTGACGCTAGACATTATGCCAAAAACATAACAGCCGTAAATCTTTATGCTGTACTTCTTTATGGAACAAGAGATGGCAGAATTCCTTCGAGAAATGTGCTGGAATTTCTGAATAAATATGTAGAAGATAATAAAAATAATTTTGTTGGTATGTATCTTAAAAATAGAGATAACATTATGAATGCTGGAACAATAATTGGAACAGATATTAATAATAAACATAAAGCATTAATATATGGATTTAAAAGTCCAGGAAATGCTCCAAGCACAATTAAACAAAAAGGATTTAATGATCCTCTTATTGACACAGGAACTCTTGTGAAATCAATTGCATTCAGTATAAATGGAAAGGGAAGATATGGTAGAGGATAATGAATATAAGTCAAATTTATGAAAAAGAAAAAGAATATAAATTTTTTAAATTACTTTCTGAAACAAATGATAAAGGAATAATCAGAAAAGAATTTAAAGAGTATAAACTTAAAGCTTACATTGATTATCAAAGCTATAATTCTAGTATAAATCCAATTAAATCTATAGATACAAGAGAAAATTTAGTTGGAATTATACGAATTCCGACATTAGCAATTGATAACAATAAAGCGACAGAAAAGCTTGAAATAACAGATGGAGATTACATTGTTTATGAAAATAAGAAGTACGAACTGATAGAAGTTAGAAAAATAAAAGAGGAATTGAAAAATTATTATACTTTTTATTTAACTGACTATATAGATAATATAACATTTGATTCATATAAAACTGAATTAAATACGCTTTTCTTTAATATATTTACGAAGTTGGGGATAGAAGCAGCTGTGTATCATTCTTTTTTTCAGAATTCTTATTTTGAAAAAATTGAAAAACCATTTTTAACTTATGAAATTAATCAATCAAAAAGTATGAGTGACTATACAACTTTTAAAGAAGAAATATCCAAGAAAGATAAAATAGAATTTAAATACAGAAGTAATAGAACTTATAAAATGATGATAAAACTGTATGATAAGGATCAAGTGTTTAATTTAGATACAATTTTAAGTAAAAATAAGATATTTAATCATATTGTAGAAGATTTAAACTTTGATTTCAAAGATATATCTGAAATAGAAATACAGAAGTTAGATTTTATAAGTGAAAGTGACACAATAATAAATAATAAGATAATGAATGAGAAAGTATATAGTTTAGAGTTTACAGTGGATACATTCTATAGTTATGAAACAGATTATATAGAAAAATCTAAAATAAAAGGAAAAATAGAAAACGGAGGTTAAAATGAGCAGAAATGCAATAGTAAATATAGCGGCTATTAATGCGGCACTTAGTTTGACAACTAGAGATTTTACAAGTGTTTTATTAGTAACTAAAGCAAAAAAAGTTTCAAATGGAAGCAATTTGCCTAAGGCAGTCACATCTACAAAAGAATTGATAGATTTAGGATTTCAAGAAACAGATAAGGAAGTTATTTTAGTAAGAGATTTTTTTGGTGCTTCAACAAAACCAGATTTTATTTGGGTATATGGAGATGATACAGCTTCTACAACGTACACTTCTATCTTGCAAGGGTTAGATAGTCGTTGGAAAGGAAAATGGTTCTACACAGTTGTTCCTGTCGCAGAGGAAAAAGATGTAAAAGAAGCTTTGGATTTTGGAAAAGGGACATCTATAGACTATGTTTTCTTATTTCAAGGTGCATCTAACTTTACAAAAGAAGTAAATCTTAAAATAGCAAAAGAAAATAAAGTGGATAATGGATTTTATATTGCAACAGATAAAAATGAAGGTCAAATTACAAATCTTCTTGCAACAATAAGAAACTTCTTTCCGGGTTCTGTTCCATTTGCGAGTATCAAATTAAATGGAATTACAGGATCAAACTATACTTTATCTGAAATATTGGAGCTAGTTGGAAGTCAGAGAGAATCTTCAACTGGAGTTAATATTGTAACAGAAGAAGAACAAATGGTTATCCCTTATTATGGAAAGGCTATGGATGGAATAACATGGTTTGACTATACATTAGCAAGAATAGCAATAGATGAATATATGAGAATTGGGATAACAAAATACATAGTTGAAAGAAACACAAGGGGAGAAAAAATTTCTACAAAGGAAGCAGGAAGACAGCAAGTAGCTTCAAATGGTACTTCGATTCTTAGAGAATTTGCTACAAGAGGAATAATTTATGATATCGATGACATTATTGAAGAAGGAACAAATGCTTTTGAAGTGAAAGTTGTAAATATGAGCAACAGAGAAGTTGAAATTAAATATAATTGCTGGTTTCAAGGTGCAATAATCAAATCAAAAGTACAAGTTATATTAAATTCAAAAAATGGAAATTAGGGAGGTAAAGATATATGGCATATATGAGAGAGGGATTCATATTAGTAAGGGGTTCTGGAAGAGAACTTATAATAGATGAACTTGATGAAGATGCAGTTGAAATAGAAACAGCAGAGGATAAAACAAGTAGAAGAATGACAACAAGAGGTAAGAATATTTACTCCATTATAGCTAATGTTCCTTACGAGCTTACTATTTCAATTCCGCCAAGAGTAAAAGTAATGGAAAGAATTTTAGATTTTTTAAAATTTTTAAAAGATAACAAATATCCAACTTTGGAGATAGAAACGCATGAAACAATAGATGGTCAAACAGTGATAACATATTATGAAGACGGAAATGTCTTATCCGAACTTGATTCAGAAGGTGCTTTTACAGAAGAAGCTCCATCAAATACTTTAAAACTTGCAGGAACAAGAAAAGAAAAGAAAATATCATAGAGGGGTAGAAAATAATGGAAAATAAGCAAAAGAAATTACAATTTAAAAGAATAGAACCTGGAGAAAAGCCTTTTTTAGGAGCTTTTTTAGGAGAAGAAAGACATTTTGGACTTCCAAATAAAGTCTTTAAAGTTTATTTAGAAGGTGAGGGAGATGATGGAGAAAAAGGGTTTGTTTGTGTTCAGTTGATTAATCCTAAAGCAAGAAAATTAACAAGATTCTTAATAAATGCAGGGAATTTTACAGGAGCATTAGACAGTGGAGATTTTTCAGGAATGGAAGATGATTCTTTGGATAAATTCATAACTTTGACACAGGAATTATTCCAAATTCCAGATACTGTTGTGGATAAATTGACATTCATGAGCATAATGAATTTAATCATTTTTGCGACAAATATTGCAATAAATCCCAGCAGTGAATCTTAAAAGTAATGGGCAGATAAATTATAGGTTACAGTATGAAAAAATGGATGCAAGATTAAAAAATGCACATATAATAGCACATGAATTTAATCTTAATCCTTATGATATAGATGAAAACTGGGGTGATAAGCAAATGGCTGATACTTTAAGTTTTTTGAATGAACTTCATAGAAAAAAGTAGGAGGTGGGAATAAATGGCAGAAGCAAATGAAACACTGGTTTCTTTAAAAATAGAAGCTGACATGGCGAGTTTAAAAAAAGCATTACAGAGTATAAATACAATGATAAAATCAGCATTGAAAGCTCAGATAGACTTGACTTTTAATGTACGTGGAGAAAAGCAGATAGAAGCAATGAAACAGAGAATTTCTAAAGAAATAAAGATACCAGTTTCGTTTCAAAATAATGCTAAATCAGCTCCCACTCCTGCTCCAAAAACTCCTGTTTCTTCATCAACTCCAGCTGAAGGTGGTCTAAAAGGCTTCATGAATAAAATGAAGGATGTAGAGGGACAGTTATCATCAGTTGTAAATGGAGCAGTACTTATTGGGTTTACTAAAGGTATTGCTAATGGTATTGCTCAAACAGGAATGCAATTTGAAAATTTAAAAACTACACTTTCAAATGCTCTTGGTGGTGCAGCTGAAGGAGAAGCTGCTATGCAAATTATAAGAGAAACTGCTAATGAAGTTAAACTTTCAATCGATGAAGTGGGAAATGGTTTTAATAAACTTATAAATAGAGGTCTCAAGCCAACAAAAGAGGAATTTATTCAACTTACTGATGTAGCTAAATCGCAAGGTAAAGAAGTTGACCAGTACGTTGAAGCTGTTCTAGATGCAATGACTGGAGAAAATGAAAGATTAAAAGAATTTGGAGTAAAAGCCAAAGATGCAGGAGATAAAGTAATATTCACATTTAAAGGGGTCTCAACAGAAGTTAAAAAGAACGAGCAGGATATTTATAATTATCTTGTTGCACTTGGTAAAGTTCCAGGAGTTGCTGGAATGTCAGCAAAAGCGGCTGACACTTTTTCTGGGAAACTATCTGCTATACAATCAAAAATAGATGGAATCAAACTGGCAATTTTTGAAAGAATAGGAGAAGCTTTAAAACCTGTTTTAGATGTTGTTGCTAATGTTCTGGAAGGTTTTCAGAAATGGGCAGAAAAAAATCCTGAATTAGCTTCGGGATTAACTCTTATAATAATGGCAATAGCCGGATTGACAGGAGCTTTTTTAGTTTTAGTGCCAATTATTGTTAGTGTTGGAGGACTTTTTGCAACACTTGGAACTCCTTTGCTCGTTGTAATTGGAATAGTTGCATTAGTTGTAGCAGTACTTTGGGATTTATGGAATGGATTAATGACAGGAGAAAGCTATATTTTTGCTATAATTGATGGATTTCTTGAATGGATAGGTGTTGGAATTACTGTACAGGAAATAATAAATGCCATTAGTGAAGGATTTCAAATGATGGTGGCGTTCGTTGTAGATTATGTAGTTCCAGCTATTTTAGAATCGTGGCAATTTTTAGTAGATGCTTTAATGCTTTTATGGGATGGCTTTACAGATTTTATTTCATCAATAATTGATATTATAGTTGGTCTTTTTACTAATAATATTCCACTTGCGGCTCAAGGATTTGTAAATTTAAAGAATACAGTTCTTAACATATTTGACAGTATTGTTGCAGCGGCGGCTACGGCAGTTTCCAGAATTTTAAGTATGTTTGCAGATGCAGTCAATAAAATAGGGGATATGGTTTCTGGTATTCCTTTGATTGGTGGAGCAATAGGGGGAGTTGTAAAAGCAGGAGGAAATGCAATTAAAGGTTTATCTGATAAAGCAGCAGGAGTTGCAAACGATAGGAGAAGTTCTGTTCAAACAAGAAAAAATGAAATGAGTGCTAATTCTACTAAAAATAACACAGGAAAGAAAAGATTTAAAATTCCGGGTGGAAACAAGAATAAGGGAAACAAAACTGATCCATATGGGAAAATGAAAAGTGGAGCAGGTGGTGGAAGCTCAGGCGGTGGAAAAGGTAAAAAAGGAGGAAAAGGTGGAGGTGGTGGAAAAGGTAAAGGAAAAGGAAAAGGCAACAAAGGAGGCGGAGGTTCTGGAAGTTCAAAAAACAAAGAGAATATTGAGGAACAGAAAGCAATAGTTTCCGCAATAGAAGGGTTGCAGGAAGTTCTGAAAAAAACAGGATATTCAATTGTAAACGAAATAAAAAGGGCGGACTTGTTTGAAGCAAAAAGAAAAGCTTTACTTGATTCACAAAGAAAAGAAGGTGCAGCAGAATTATTTAAACATATAAAGGAAAAATTTTTAGGTGGGAATACTAAAGAAGTAAATAATAAAGTTGAGATAGTTTTAAATGGTTCAAAAACAAGTCATGGAATTAATGAAAATACAAGGCTTAAAGATATATTTAAAATACATTATTCAAGGTCAGGAGGATAGAAAATGAGTTTATGGGATTTAGATAAAATAGATGGTTTTTTTGGAGTGATACCATTTCATAGTTTATCAAATGAGATTAATTTTCAAAAAGATATAACTTCAAGAAAGACTTATCTAGGATATGAAGATAATGATCACAGATATTTTAAAGCTAAAGAATTGACCTTGGATATTGTTTTTTTTGGAAAAATGGCAAGATTGAAAATGGGAGCATTGGAAAAGTACTGGAAAGAAGATGATAAACAAGTTCTAATTTTGTTAAAAAGAAATCATGTGTATAAAAACATGGTTATTAGAGACATTTCAAGGACAGAAGAATATATAAAAGATGGAAATAATGTCATTGAAGCAAGTGTAACTTTTCAAGAAGTGCGTTATGGAGTTCCTGGTGGGAATTTATATGAAGATGTCAAAAATGTTACTTCTTCTGATAACATGTTTACTCAAATAGTCGGAGTTGCAAAAGATAAGCTTAAAAACTTTGTAAATCTTTACACTAGAGCTATAAAGTAGGTGAAAAAATGAAAATACAGTATAAGGAAAAAGAAGTTAAAGAGTTAATAATAAATAACAACTTTGTAGAAATTGCTTTTGATATTGATAATTTAGAAAATAAAACTTCTAAAATAGAATTGATTGCATTTGAAAGAAAAATAAAATTTGAACTAATTTATATAAATAAGAAATACAGTTATTTACATGATGAAATAGATCCTATAATTTTGCAGATTATGAATGTAGATAATGTATTGCTATCTACTTTGAAAATAGAACCTTATCAAGACTTGTTATATATTCCAAAACAGATAACTAATGATTATGATGATCTTATTTTATTGATAGTGCCTAAAAACAAAGAAGGATTAAAAAGTGATTTTAATATTAAAACTTTAAAAAACTTCACTTTTTTACTATTCAAGAGGTAAAAAGAATGAAAGATAAATTTAGATATATAGAAATAAGATTAATGTTAGCCGACAATGTTCTTATATATGATAATGATAACTTTAACATGGATTTCAGGCTTGAAGTAGACAGGACAAGTCAATCTAATGTCCTGGAATTAAATTTATATAATATCAAAGCAAGAGAAAAAGGGCAACTTAGTTTAGAATATGAATTTTTGAAAGCAAAACCAAGAATAGAACTTTATGCAGGATATAGGGAGAAAAAAGAAATTAAAATAAAAGATTTGATTTTTTCAGGCCAACTTGCAACAGTAAAAAATGAATTTTCTGAACTGGATATAAAATATAGTTTAGTTTGTTTTCAGGAAAAAGATATATTTGTAATGCAAACTTTGAATGTAAGTTATCCAAAAGGGAATAAACCAAGTTTCATAATAAAAGATCTGATTGATAAATTTGGAAGTAAAGATGAAATTAAACTTGGAATAGGGAAAATAGAACTATTTAAGGATTTACCTTATCAATCGAATTTTTCAAAATCAAATACCAGTTTACAAAAAATATTTGAAGATATTGCAAAAGATACAATGAGCATATTCTATATAGAAAATGGACTTCTTTATTTTTTGCCAAAACATTCTTTTATCAAAGAAAAAACTGAATTAACACAGATGGATTTATTGAATCTGACTGTGGATGATGATGGATACAGCGTTAAATTAGGTTTTAGAAATTTTAAAATAAATACACAGTTATTTATAGAAGGACTGGAAAAAGATTATGTAATAGATAAAATAACACATAATTGTGATGGAGAAGATGGAGAATTTACAACAGAATTGAAAATACTCGATATGGATATATTCGGACAAAATATGTTAAAGGAACTGGAAGAAATTAAGAAAAAATCTGAAGAGAAGATAAAAAAATCCGAAGAAAAGGAAGAAAAACAACAAGAAAAATCTAAAAAGGAGAAGAAATAATGGCATTCAGCGAACTTGAAAAACATAATAAAATGCTTATTCAAGATGGAATCAACGATATACATACAACATGGATAGGTAAAATTTATGATGTTGATAATGAAAAAAGAAAAGCAAGTGTAAAATTTTTGCAGAAGGCAATAAGAAGTTTGAAAGATGATGTTATACAGACAACTCCTGAAGATTTAACAGATGTTCCTTTATTACCAGTTTTTAGCAGTGACAGTTTTGAAGTATATGTTCCTTATTCTAATGATGACAAGGTTTTTATAAATATATTTGAAAGACCATATACTGAGGCTTTTCAATCTAATGAAATTTCAGAGCAACAGAGTTTTGGAAGGACAGAAATGGGATTTGCGGTTGTCATAAGGGCAATACCTTCGGATATTATTTCTGGAGAGCAAAAAAACAACAATAAAATAGTTATCAATAATAAAAAGAACGGAACAAATATTATTTTAGGAAAAAGCATAGAAATAACTGGAAATACGATAATAACTGGAAATTTGAAGATAACAGGCGATGTTACTATAAAAGGTAAACTGAAAGTTTCTGAAATAGAAACTGAAAGTGGAATAAAAAAAGGTGGAGTAGATTATATACATCCATAGAGGTGAGAAATGATAGCTTTTGAAATGAAAAATGGAGATTTACATTTTAAAGATAATAATCTTATAGTGCTAAATGAAAAAGAAAAAGCAAAACAGGATATAGTTGAACTTATAAAGCATATAAAAGGGACTTATGATTTAAGAACTGAAATAGGAATACCTTGGCTCGATTATATAGGTCAGTTAAAGTCACAGGAACGAGAAGATTTGATGATTACATATATGTATGAAAAAGTTTCTTCTTATAAAGGAGTAGATTTAAGTAGCATAATTATTGAAAAGTCAAAATCAGAAAACAGAGAAGGATTTTTCAGAATAAAATTTGATTATCTTGGTAAAGAAACAAAGATTGAAATAGATAGGAGGGAAATAAATGGCTGATTTTAAAATAGAAAACAACGGAATTGTTTTCCCTTTATTTTTAGACATAAAAAAAGCAATGGAGCAGGAAGGAAAAATACAGTTTGGAGATGATTTTGAAATAAATCCTGAAACATCGCTTGGACAATTTTTGGAAGTATTTATATATATGCTTGAAAATCAGAGTAAACAGTTACAGTTGCTTTATTCTCAAATGTGGTTACACAATAAAAATGGTGCAATTTTATCAGCATTTGGAAGTAACTTTGGGATAGAAAGAATAAAAGGAAAATATGCTTATGGAAATTTAAACATAGAAGGAGCTCCAGGTCATATAGTTGCAAAAGGATTTCAAGTAAGATCTAAAAAAGGATTATTATATCAGACAGTATCAAATGTATTGATAAACAATATTGGAAAAGCAGTTGTTCAGATAAAAGCGTTAGATTTTGGAGAAGAATACAATGCTTCTGAAAATGAAATTACTGAAAAAGCAACTGGAGATGAAAATGTAAGCAGAGTATATAATTCAGAAATAATAAGTGGTGGAACATTTTTAGAAAGTGATGAAGAACTAAGAGAAAGAATTTTAAATTTATCATTATCAAAAGGTGGAGCTGATATAAACGGGATAAAATCAAATTTACTTAAATTATCTCAAGTTGAGGATTGCGATATTCTTGAAAATTCCACAGAAGAGAGAAATGAGACTTTAAAATTAGATCCTGGACATGTAAGAATTATAATAAAAGGTCTTATTGATGAAGAAGTAGCATATACAGTTTTAAATACTATTTCTCCGGGCATTGTGACTGATGGTGATGTGGAAATGAGAGTAACAACTGATTCAAATCAAGAACGGATAATTAAATTTAAAAAAGCAACTAAAGTTGAATATGCAGTAAGAGTTAGAAATATAAAAAATATTTCTGAACATAAAAAAACAACAAAAGAAGAAATTATAGGAAATATCATTAAGGAAGCAGATAGATTTAGACTAGGTCAATATGTAAATTATGAAAAAATTCAAGCTGCAGTTTATAAAATAACTGATCAGTTAGAAGCAGATGTAGAAATAAAGAAAATAAATGGAAACTGGTCAAAAACAGATTTAACTATACAGCATGATGAATATAGTTTTTTGAGCATTAATAATATTGAGGTGGAATTATAATGGAAGCAAATGATTTTTTAAAACTATGTGGGAATATAGTTGACAGAAAAGGTCAGAATAACATAAAAATTTTCAATATAATTTCTAAAGGATTTGAATTGTATGATAAACATTTTGAAAAAGTATTGTTTTCTGATGTCATTGATAAATTACTTGAAAAAGAACTTGATTTGTTTGGCTCACAATTCAAAATTTACAGAAGTGGAAGAACAGATGAAGAGTATAGAAAATTTTTAAAATTATCATTTTTATTAAGATTAGGAAGAGTTGATTTTAATTTTATTGTTAATGCTATATCCATTTTTTTTAATATTGAAAAACATAGAATACAGATTTTTGATTATAATTCTGACAAAAATATTAAAGTACGTCACATTAAATTAAGGATTTTGAAAAAAGTAAATATTCAAGAAATTATATTTTTTTTAAAATCAATAAAAGCAGCAGGAATAATTATAGATTGTTGGGAAATGCTGGATGGAGAATTTTTAATAAACTGTAAAGGAGAAAAACAGAAATATATTGTTAAAAGTGATGTTAGATATGAATATGACAGACATGAATATAATCTTGATGAAATGTTGGAACTTAATGATTAAAAGGAGGGAAAAAGAGAATGCCTATCATTAAAAAATTTTTGCGAGGAGTGTATGAACATTCGAATCTATTTAAAATAAGAAATCCTTCTGTAGCTGTTGGAGACAACGAAGTGAAAGAAATTACACCTTTTAGGGGTGTTATACAGACAAGAGGTAGTGTAATAAGCTCTGATGATTTTAATGAAATGCAAAAAAACGGAGTATATTTTATTGAAACAGAATATTCAGAAAATTATGGTTCAGGAGTAGATGCTTATGTAATTAAAAATTTAGAAAGTGAACAAGAATTATTCGAAGGACTTAAATTGAAATTTGTAATTCCAAAAACAAATAACTTTGATAATCCAGTTGTTGTTTTTAAAAATAATAATTACTCACTTAAGTTTAATGATAATGAAAATCTTAAATCTAAAAGTCTTATAAAAGACAATATAGTAAATTTAATTTATACTGGAAATTATTTTTTAATTGAGTTGATAACTCAAACATCTGAAAACACTTTTGGAATAGCAAAGCTCTATTCTAACGAAGAAGCTGAGACTGATTCTGATAGAGTAAAAGAAATAATTGAAAAAAATACAGGCAACAATGAAGAAAGTGGAAAAACAAAATGGACTAAGTTATTCGAGACATTAGATCATACAAAAATTTTAACAGCGAGAGGACTTGTTAAATTTTTAAGCAAACTGTTAAAACCGGCTGGAGAAGATGATTATGGTCTTATTAACTATAAAAAAATAAGAGAAGTAAGCCCAAGACCTGATTTGAGTCCATATATTCCGTTTAGCAAAGGGTACAGAAATACTAACAATAGTGATTTTGTATTGAGAGGAAATAGTACTGACTGCTGGGCACCAAGACACTTATATATGTACTTAGAAAATGGAGATTATATGGGCTGTTTTCACGTAAATGGTGGGAGGGCTTATTATAAAGTTCCAAATAGGAATGGTGGCAACTGGTGTGAAATCATGGATAATCATGATATGGCGGCAAGGGACAGCAACATCCAACATGCACATAATAGAATAACTGAGACGTGGAATAAAGCATTCGACGCATGGAACAAAGCAAATGATGCACAAGTAAATAGAATTTATGAAATTAGACTTGCAGGATACGTTGAAGGATATGTCGGAGGAGTTTACACATGTACTGAAAGAAATGGATATGTAGTAACAGGAATTAAGAATAATGGCGGAAATGTGAGTGATGGTGATTATGTTCAATTTAGAGTTTTACAATTTCACAGAAATGGACAATGGCTCAATGCTTATTTTGCATAATAGGAGGTAAGAAATGAAATTTGAAGTAGATAGAACTGAAATAAAACAGTTTGAAGACGGTATGAAATACATTGCTATTTTTAACAAAGACAATAAAGACTGGTATGAGGAGCTTAAGAAATTTGATAAAGATACTTTAAAAGTTATGTATAATGCTGATACTCATTTGATACTCAGCATGAGTAAAGACGCTACTACGATAGCTCCGACTATGGCGGGAGATATTGTTGAAGAAATAGAATATCAGGAATTAGAAATAGCTCCTGATAACTATTTTGTTAACGGAAAAATAGTAAAATTGAAAGAATGTGAAACAATAAAAGATGGAAAGATTGTATTTAATAGAGATTTTAAGCTTGATCAGATAAAAAAGGAATTATCTGAATTAAAAGTTGAATACTCTGAAAGCGAATTTTTGTTTAAAGGTAAATACTTGCAGAAAAACAGAGAAAAAGGTGACAGGGATAGTCTCACAAGTCTGATTTTGTTGCTAACAATAACAGGAAGAAAAGAAACAAATGAGTGGAAGCTGATAGATAAAGACACTAGGGAACATGTTTATCCAACTTTAACTCTTGATGACTTTAAATTGATGGCATTTCACATGCAGTCGCAACTATCTAAAGCTTTGAAAACTGAAAGTGAAATTATTGCTAGACTTAAAACTTTATCAGATGAAGAACTGAAGCTATTTAACGCAAGAGAAGAATTTGAAAAACTTTGGAATTAATCGTGAGGTTATTCGCAAGAAAAACACACGAATAAAAACATGAAAGGAGGTAGTATGCAGTTAGAAAAAGACAAGCTATATATTAGCTTTCACAGACCGAAAAGCATAGTAGGACTACTTATATCACTGCGGACACTGGGCAAATATAGTCATTGTGAACTTGTATACAATGACTATGTGTATCTGTCAAATCCTGGTGGAGTTCGTATAAAGCCTTTTATCTACAAGGACAATATGGATATATATGAATTAGACAGTCATATTGAAATACCAATTGTGCTTGAAGAATTTAAAAAACTGAAAGGTAAAGGATATGACTATGGAGCTATACTATTTAGCCAATTACTGGAGCTAGGAATAGAACATAAAGATAAGTATTTCTGTAGCGAATTATGTCTGCACTTAATAAATAAGGGACTGGACGATAGCTTGACTTACAATTTAAAGACATTAAAAGCAAGTGCATTTAGTCCATCAAAACTATTCAAGTATTTAAAATTTATGGAATTAATAAAAGAAAAGGAAGTGAAATAGTGGGCAGATTTGAAAAATTTTTAGATTATATTTTCGAAGTTGAAGGAGGCTATACTAATGACGAGAATGATAGAGGTGGAGCTACAAATTTTGGAATAACTGAAGAAGAAGCAAGAGAATTTGGCTATACTGGAGACATGCGAAATTTAACAAAAGATTTTGCAGAGAATATTTATCTTAAAAAATATTACTTAGGAAATAAGCTGGATAAAATAACGGATGACAGAGTAGCTTTATCAATATTTGACTGGGCTGTTAATTCAGGAGGAAGAGGAATTAAAAAGGCTCAGATTGTAGCAAATAAATTTGGAGCAAACTTAGTCATAGATGGAATAATTGGAAATAAAACACTAGAGGCAATAAACAGTATAAATCCTGAAGCGTTTTTAAAGGAATATCATAAAATGCAGAGAACTTTTTATAAAAATCTTGCAGCGAAAGACAGTACACAAGAAGATTTTTTAAAAGGATGGCTCAATCGTGTAGAAATAAAAGAAAAATATATTGAAAAGGTGATGTGAATGAATATTGAAGAGTTAAGAAAAGAAATAGGAAATACAGTTGAAATTAAAAATAAAATATATGAAATAAAAGAAGTCGGAGAGGATAAAGAATACGGACTTTTGTGGATAAAAGAATATCAGCAGGAGGTGAAACCCACCTTGAAAAATAAAAAAATCTGTATAATTATAGGACACGGTGGCTCTGATACTGGAGCTGTATCGCAGGATAAAAAAGTGACTGAACTGGCTTACAACACTGAGATAGCAGAAAAACTTGCAAAAGTACTGGAAGAACAGGGATATGAGAATTTTATTCACAACAGAGGTTATGCAAGGATTGAAAATACAACGTTTATAAACAGTCAGAATCCTGACCTGGTTATATCGTTGCATTGCAACAGTTCGGATAATCTAACAGCAACAGGAACGGAAGCTATTCATTTTCCTGGAAGTAAGAATGGGATAAGATTTGCAACTATATTAAGCAAGAATGTGTCTGAAGCATTAGGAATAAGAAACAGGGGAGCGAAAGAACCTTATCAGGGAAGAGGAGACGGTCTTTTAAGAAGACTGAAAGCTCCTGCGGTAATAAGTGAGCCGTTTTTTATCAATATTAACAGTGATTTAAAATTAGGGCTTGAAAGAAAAAATGAATATATACAAGCAATAGTAAAAAGTATAAATGAATACTTTGAAATAAAATAAGACTTAATTTTTTGAAATTTTAAGTCTAAAAAATTTTATAGACTCAAAAAAGTGAAAAATTGAGTCTATAGAAAAAATGGCTTGTATATTTTGAATATAAGAGTTTTAAAATCAATTTAGGTATAAAAGGTTATCTGATAGAATAAAATACAAATTTGAACCTGTCAGGTGGTTTAAAATAAAAATAATATAAATTTAAAGGAGTGGTATTAATGAATGCACAATTACAAATAATTTTGGTAGGAATGCTGGCAGACTTTACAAGAAAAGAAGTACTAGAGAAAGAAATAATTTTTGGAGCAAAAACAGGAATTCAGAAACTGGAAGCAGTTAAAAATAATTTTTTCGTAAAATTTAAAGATTTTGTGAGAAAAGCTCAGGAGAGAAATAATCCTTATATCCCTGATAATATTGAAGTATTTTCAGAGGAATTAATGTTAAAAGGGGCAGAAGCACTTGAAAAAACTGTAAATATTGATGAAATAATACATAAAATACTTGGAGAAGAAAAAGTAGCTATTGGAATATAGGGGGATTACTAAATGTTAAAGGATTTGCAGGAAATAATAGATAATCACGGACTTTTTCTGATACTGTTTTTCTCGGGAGTTCTTTTTGGAGTAGTTGCTCAAAAAATGGTAGATAACCAGCCTGTAAAGCCATACCTTAAGAGAATAGCCGTTGCGGGAATGACAATGGCTATTGCATTATCCTTAAATAAAATTGTAGGGCATTTTAAAGCAGGATTCTTATATCCTTGGAGTCCTGTACTAGGATTCTTTGGTGAGGCACTTTTGGAAACAGTAAATCAAAAAAGATATGGAATCAGCACTGGATTTTTGGAACTGTTACTGGAAAAGTTTGGATTCGTGAAGAAACGGAGTGATAAAAATGAAAATATATCACAGAAGTCGTAAATTTCTTATAATAATGTTAGGGCTAGTTTTTTTAAACTCAGTTCTGACATTAAAGTTAAGAGGTTATCAAAGAAAAGAAAATCTGACAATGATAAAAACAGAATTAAGAAATAAATATCCTGAACAGCTTTTTAACTATATAGAAGAAAAATCTAAAAGAGAGGATTTATATCTTTTAATTGGGACTAATGTAGTTGTATTAACTATTATTTTAGGATTTGATAGATTTGGAGTTTTTGAAGAAACAGATGACACTATAAAAGCTAATAAGGAAAAAATAAAAAAAGGAATAGGAATATTTATATAGGGCAGTCGCAAAGATTGCCCTTTCTTTTTTTATATAATACTGTTCTGAAATTCAAACAGCATGAGTATTTCTGATAATGCCAGAAAAGTTCCAAAGTCGTCTTCTTCCATTATTTCATAGTCAATTACTTCAATAAATTTTACGTGTTTTCTACTTCTTCTTTTATGCTTCAACTTATACATTTTCTTTGCTCCATACAAGAAAATATCTTCTTGTATTTGTGTGATCGTATCACTACATTCTATATACTCAATTTCTTTAGTCACAAATTTGATTAATTTAAGCCATTCTTTTATATAAGAAAATTCATTTCCTGAAATGATATTTTCTATTATTTCAGCATCTATTTTTACTTTTTTCTCCACTTCCTCATAATCCAGTTCAACTGTCTCAAAAATGTGAAATAAGTCGTTCTCAATCTGTTTTCCAGTTCTTAATAACAT